AAGGAGGGTTGCGAAGGGAACCATTGGTTCCCTCGTAAGGAGGGTTGCGAAGGGATAAGAATCCACCGCGCAAGCTGGTGGATTCGGACTGGGTTCCCTCGTAAGGAGGGTTGCGAAGGGATAAGAATCCACCGCTGATTTCCTCATTTCCCACACACGCTGCCTCCCGTAAGGGAGGGAGCGTTGATACGGGGGTCGGGAAGGGGGCGGAGCCCCCTACGTTGTAGACCAAATTCTCATTCAAATACGCCGAGTAAATATTGTACTCCCCCGACGACGTGATCTTCAACACCCCATATATTTTCGTAATCATGCAAAGGGCGTTCGTCGTGAACGTAATGAACGTACTATTGTCTAAATAGTTCTTATAAACGACCGCCCAACTAATTCCGCAATTCAAAAAGAAAAACAGCAACATGTACATCCCCATAATACGGTACCCGTTGTTCAGACGCAACACTACGCGCCGGTTCTCGTGCGGCATGTCACACATCATTTTTATCAAGGCCTCCTTGCTCGTCGGCGCCTCTTTCGAAATGACTAAATACTTCTTGATCAAATTCTCTCGCCGGATTTCAAACAAATACAGACAGCAGAAATAAAAGGCCATCAAGGCATTGCAGAAAATGGCAAACTCTTCGAGCGTATCTCGCGGCACCACATTGTCATACAAGCTGCATATTAACCCGTCGGGACACACTTGTGGGACAAATACCGTCAAGAAACTGCTAATGCTGACACGGTACATATCAAGAGCCGTATTCCCCGCAATCGCACCGTATTGCATCCAGCTCAAATGTCCGTGCTCGTTTTCCAGGAAATTAAAGACGAATCGCCCGAAAGACCGGCTCCATGTTTTCTCGGTTTCTTCCGATTCTTTCAAAAAAGACGGCATTCTCTCGAGCGGGTTCTGGAAAACAAACGAATCCATGCGGGGTAAGATGAGTCGAGGTGTGTTGTATCCACCATTGTTCGTATTGTCCGCGATTTTATAAAATAGATGGCTGATTTCTCGATGGAATACAGGTTCCCCCGAAAAGGAATGCCGGCGGACCAGGGGAATCGGTTCTCCGGAAAAGGAATCGCCACGCGAACGAGGATGGCGTTTTGTAGGGATTCCTAGTTCGATGTCGTCTTGGGACATTTTTATATATTTGAGTTGCATCTTTTACTCAACCACAACCATTATATCAGTGGATATCCAGAAACCATATAAACGTGTCTTGGTCCATTCTCTCATGTTCGGATGTTTTTTCTCTCCACCCTCATTTTATTATTGGGAGTTCCGATTCGCGGACTCCAGTTGCACATGGCAAAAAATCCCTTTAATTACGGAACCCTCCCAGAAACTTCGTATAGCAAATTGTTGCAGCAAATCAACAAGAACCAAATCGAAAAGATCTACATCAATCCTTCTCTCACCGATGCGATTTCAGAACACGACATCGATCTAGACCAACAGTTCTATGAAACCACCCACATCCATCCTTCCGTCATCAACGACCTGGTTGCGGAAACCCGGGCTTCCAATGTCGAGACGTTCTTCATACAGCCATCGGGTCCCAATATTGGGCAAATGGCCGTCGGGTTTTTCGACAGTTTCATTTTCCCGGGTATTCTCCTCTACTTGACCCTCTCGTTTGCCCGAGTATTTTTCCAGTCTAGGTCTTCTGGTATGGGAGGCATTTCTTCTTCGTCGGGCATGATTCCCGGAATCAACGGTCTGAAAAACATGGACGATCCAAAAGACTTGAAAATGCGACTGAAACGAGAGAACGTGTCTCTCTCCAGTTTTGCCGGGAGCCCGGAAATCCTGGAAGAATGCGCCGAAGTCGTGTCTTTCTTGAAAAACGGCACCATCTACAAAAACGCGGGGGCAACTCTACCTCGCGGGATTCTCTTGGAGGGACCCCCAGGAACCGGGAAAACACTCTTGGCGAAAGCGATTGCCTCCGAATGCGAAGCGACCTTTCTCTCCGTTTCCGCGTCCGAATTCGTCGAACTCTATGTCGGCATGGGAGCGCAAAAAGTGAGAGAACTCTTTTCCATCGCAAGGGAAAACACTCCGTGTATCCTCTTTATGGACGAAATCGACGCAATCGGGAAACAGCGCGGCGGTTCGCCCCTCGCCACGAACGACGAGAGAGAACAGACGCTCAACCAATTGCTGGCCGAAATGGACGGGTTCCAAGAAAATCCCGATATTCTCGTCATTGCCGCCACGAACCGCAAAGACACGCTCGACGCGGCACTTTTACGACCCGGCCGGTTCGATCGTATCATTCGCGTGCCTGCCCCCGACCAAACATCCCGGTTCAAAATCTTGCAACAGCATGCGAAAAACAAGGTTCTCTCGTCGGAAATCCGTTTGGAAAAATTGGCCGAATATACACGGGGGTTCAGCGGTGCCCAATTGAAACAGGTCTTGAATGAAGCGGCCATTTTCGCAGCGAGAGAAGGGCGCACGGTATTAACGCAAATCGATGTGACATCGGCCTTAGACAAACTCACGGTGGGGTTAATCCGGAAAACCGACACCCGATTGCCCGACACGAAACGCCGGGTCGCCGTTCACGAGTCGGGTCATGCGATCCTCGTGCAAGCCTTTTCAGATGTCTTTGAATTAAAACAAGTGTCGACACAAAGCACGTACAATGGCGCGGGAGGATTCACCTTGTTCAACGAGCGCAAGAATGCGACGGATGGGGGTCTGTATACCAAAGACGTACTTTTTAAACGCATCGTGATTACGATGGGGGGGAAAGCGGCGGAAACCATGGAATACGGCGACAAACAAGTGTCTCTCGGCGCTACCCAGGATCTAAAACAGGCGAACGAATTGGCGAGACAAATGATTACGCAGTTCGGGTTCGGCTATGATACGATCGAAACCTATTATGAGAGAGATGCCGTCGGAGGCAAGTCGGAATACACGCAATCGACGGTGGACAAGCAAGTCCAAGGGCTCGTGTTTGCCGCCTTCCTGAAGGCAAAAGACATATTGACGGAAAACAAGGCGACGTTTGACCAGATGGTCGAGAGATTGATGCAAGAGGAACGAATCTTGTTTTAACGGGGATAAAACAAATATTATTCAGTCAATAATATTTGTATGTAGGTGCGAAACCACTATTGCGTACCGTTTCATCGCAAGAACACGTCGGCTTGCTCGTCAATTTCCGATTTATCATAGATGATTTTTGTATTCTCGGGAACATGTTCGGGAAGAATGGAGAGAAGGTGTTCATTATGAACGACGCCTTTTTCCGCCACCACTACGAGAATCCGGGTATGCAATTTCGCGATTTCCAATCCCCGCATATACTTGTCGTTATAACTCAATGGGTCGCCGCAAATTTCCACATAGACCCGTTTTGTCTGCCGGTTGGCATTCTGATAATTCATCACGGTTCCTACGCCCAGATATGAATCAATGTACGTAACTATATCTACGGGAAAAATATTGGCCGTGTTCAAATAAAAGCCGACCATGGCATCCTCGTTGAAAATAAACCGCGTTTTTGGCGTTTTGGCGAATGTTTGCATAGCAGCACGGCTCACGTAGTAGAGGGGACCCGCGGCACAAACACAGGCCGGCAACTGCGCCTCATATTTATCCAAATTGCGGTCGAATGTTTTCCCCACATGATGCTTGCTTAGATGCTCCTTTTTTGAAACGAGCCGTTTTCCAGCATAATGGATCGTCGGGTTTTGGCAAAAAAAATCCACGAGTTGGTTCATATGCAAAAGAGAGGGGATCATGTCGTCGTCGCATTTCAAGACGCCCCTTATGTTGGGGTACAAATCCAACACCGATTCCATCATAGCCGTCGTTTTTTCCGACAAATGCTCGTAATAATCCCCCGATTTCACCGCCAAATATTTGTCGTTTTCCAAGCAATAGGGCGCCTCCAAATCGGGGTTGCCATAGACAATCACCACTTTGCACCTCTTTATTTTCCCCGCCATCCATTCATATAACATTTCGGATAGGTAGAAACGTGCCCGGCAAGAATAAATGGCCAATAAAAACAATGGCTCCGTAGTCATAATAGGAAAAAAGGTATTATATGCTTTATGTACTTTTTACCTGAAACATGGAGGTGATGAGTCGCACCCCGTTCTTGTCGTTGTTTATTTTTTGAATCCATTTGTCAAACAGGACTTCTTTGGCCTTTTTCGACACAAAGGTGTCTTGCTTTTTCGCAAACTCTTCCAAATCGTCCTTGCACGATTCCCGCAACTTTTCCAGATCTTTCTTGAAGGTGGCAATGGCGTTCGGTTTTTTCTGGAACCGCCAAATCGGTTCAAGAGCAAGACCGAACAATTGCTGGAGAGGTTTCATCAGTTGGTTCGTGATATAGTGCGCATAGTCGATCTTGAGCCCCTGCGATATTAAGAATTCCGGCGTCTCGATTTTATCGCCTTGGAGACTGGCCGCCGCGTTTTCGAAAAACACATACTTGATGCGGTCGCCGGATTTCGGCTTGTTACCTGGATCACGTTTCGCCATACGATCCGCCAAAACACGGTGCGCTATTTGTTGCGGGTTCTTGTAATAACTACTGAGCGCACGCGTAATGGCCAGCTTTTCCATCGGCACTTGTCCCTGAATGAGGTCTTGCAAACACGAGTTCAAATACTCGACGGCGCGCTGAATATTGTCCGCGCCTCGGTCTTTCATCAAGATGTTCAGGATCCCACCATAGACGTCTTTCAAGTAGTCGCACGAATCGCGACGCTTGAGCGAGAGACCCATGTATTTCAATTTCCCCTTGTTCGGGTTCGTCTCGTAGAGCATGCCGACATACCGCTTCTTTTTCAGCAGGATAAAGGGCATCAACGTTTTTTCGTAACTGAGTTCCATGGGAGGTTTCAAGAACCGGGTGCATAAAGCCGCTGCGTCTTGCGCAATTTCAATCGTCATCTCGAGCGCCTTTTGTCCGCGTATGGGCGCACCCGTCGCCTTGTCCTGCAAATTAAAGGTGAAGAAGACCGAATCCGTGTTGTGAACAATCATGTTGCCGACCCCCGCCGCGAAATGGTGGTTGTCTGTCGTCAAATCATAGACAAGACCCTGGTAATCGATCGTTTCCATATGGCAAATGGCATCTCTCGACTGCGTCTCAAAGATCCGGCGAGACAATGCTTCTGTGCGAATGCGGTACATATGATTACTTGGATCTTGCGAAACGGTATACTGCGTAAACTTGGATTTGGCTTGAAGTGTCGCCATCGCTCTCGCCGCATCAATCTGGCTGGCAAACATGCTATTGAAAATCCCCTCCACTTTGTCGCCGGCGTATTCCTTCATGGTACTGTGCATCAACCGGGTTCCAATCGGCGCATATTTCGGCGAAATCTCTCGCCCATTCTGTAGCAAGAGAGAATGGTCGTCCGTCACATCCACAATGCCGTGTTTCGTAAATACACGCACCATATTCTTATAGGGCGCCAAGGCATGGCGTATAATGCAGCGCAAAGGTGTCCATCCTTTCTCCGACCAGGTCTCCACCCCCACCATCGCGCAATACTCTTTTCCCTCTTTTCCCTGCGCCAAGCAAGGCCGCCAATCGCCCAACCCATACAAGAACGCGAGGTCACATATTTGGCAAATATCCACCTTGTATCCCCCCACACGCACAATGATGGGGGTGTATTCCGCCACGCTATCGCCATAGACATATTCTGCCTTGGTCAATACGGGGCCATGGCAACCAGTATTGTATTCCGAATCTCCATACACCTCCTCAATAATACGGCGGGCATACGTAATCATCATGCGGCCAGTTGCCGTGGTACATGCCGCGACATCCTTCTCATAAAAGGTGGATGTTTTCGCGCCACACTGGCCATACAGCGAGTTCGCCGTCACTTTGTAACCGAGCTGGCGCTTGTCGAGGATGTTCTGCATAAAGGGGTCCGACTCCGTTTTTGCCTTCTTTCTCGTATCCGATCGGGCCTTCAGCAATTCTTCCAAAATACTGGGCATGATGCCTTTGGGGTTTTGCGCCCAGCGACACACCTTGGTTCCCGATTTCGTCTTGACTGCCTTGGAAGTGGGGGTTTTTCGCACGTATTCAAAAGTGTCGAATTCGATATCAATGTATTTTTGGTCGGGCAAGTTGTCGTAAATGTAGTTGCCCATCTTGTCTTTTTGTCCCGTCTCTCGAATCAAGGTCTTGGCCAAGTCGTATTCCTTGGTCCAGACTTTGCTATCATGAGAGAAGTTCTGGCTAATCATGGAGGAGGGATATAACGATGCGTAGTCGACACAGGCCACGGGGTTGTCCATGTACATGGAGCATTTGGGCGGCAAGACAATCGCGCCTTCGTATCCGTCGTTGGCCCCCGATTTCTCCAGATCGGGCATGAGGGTGTCTTTCTCGCGACATTTCTTGGCGACATAACTAGTGAGTTTGATCCCTTGGCCACGAAAGACGAGGAAACTGATGGGGACACTGCAAATGGCCGACATTTCCACGTAGCCCGTCAAGACATCCACCTTGTTCATCAAATGGTGCACCAGGTTGCAATCCTGAATACAGTATTTGGCCACACGCGCCTTCTCTTGATCGGTGCCTTGGGCGAGCCGGAAAATGTCTTGCGGTGTCACGTCGTCTTTCCCCATGGTCCATTTGATGTTTTTCTTGTCGACCAATTCGGGGTGGTGTCCCGGGATACGAATGACCTTCGTGGTCTCTCGACGTTCAATGTCCAAGACCTGGAATTTCTTGCCTCCGGCATAATAATCGCTGGTGAAACTGGTGATTTCAATGTGAATGTAATCGCCGACATGGAGACCGGCCAAGTTTTTGCTGACAAGCCCGGTGGTGCCATCATCGAACGATTCGATCGACATAATGTCGTCGCTGATGAAATGCGCGGCCATGTCGTCCAATTTATAGGAGGCAAAGTTGAAATCGCGACGCAAATACGTGTACATGTCCACTTGTAAACGACCGCTCATTTTGATGTAGCGGAGATCGTATTCGCCACTGGCGAGAGACACGGTGGTATGCTCGATTTGGAGACCGCGATTTTGCGAATTCGGGACAGGGTCGATGACGACTTGGGGGGTCGACGTTTTCTCACGGTCGGAACCACCTTTACCAAAGAAAGGTTCCTTGGCACAAAGTTCGCCCAGTTTCCGCGATAATTGCAAAAACGCCTTCTCGCATCCCGTCTCTTGGGCCCGGCGAAACATGAACTCGTAATCAAACCCAAATATATTGTACCCAATCACGACATCGGGATTCTCTCGATTCACCAATTCCGTCCATTGAAGCAACATGTCTCTCTCCGTTTTCGCGCATTCAATCGTCGCATTCTCCACCTGATCGCAAGACCCCACCACCAAACAGTGATTCAAGTAGGGTTCCGTCTCTCCATATCGCAAAAAGGTGGACCCGATAAACGTCACTTCATCCCCTTTCAATTCAGGAAAGAGATTGGTAAATACCTCATCAAATTTCGTGATTTTCGTGTCGCGGCTATACTTGTCCGAAATGAGCAAATCCACAATCGTGCAACTTCTCTCGATTTTCGGTTCCGCCGGTTCCTTTTTAAAATAGACACGTCTCGGTTCTTCGTCCTCCTCTTCTCCGTCCACGTCCGCATCCGCCCCCGTCGCCCCACCCCCACCTACCAGCGAAAACATGTCTTGAATCGTAAGAAGATGACTCCGGTCTTCCGTGGCCAGTTTGTCTAGGTTGGGCATCGGGGTTGCCAAGATCAAATTTAGTTGATTCTGGATCGACGTTTTCGCAGGCGCCGACTTGGGAAAGACCTTGTCCACGTCTTCAAACGCGTCAAACCCAAACGCCGTCATGACGATTTTGCGAATCAGGAGAGTGGCATGGTCTTTCGACAAGGGACCGCCCGTGCTCTGTTTGTCGTACAATTCCACCACATTTTGCGCCAATTTTTTATAGGATTTTTGGGGTAAGGGAAAATCGCCATGGCTCGAGCTCGCTTCAATATCAAAACTCATGATTTTGTAAGGAACGCGGGTTTCTTTCCCGGCAATGGGCGACACCAATTTCTGGGAACAGACATATTCATAGGTACATGTGGTCGTCTTTTCTTCCGGTTTATAAGCACGATTGTGCTGGATCTGGATCCAGCCCGAGGGACTGATTTGCTGGATATGGAAATAGCGGAGGAGGGGCGGGATACTGGATTCGTAAATCTCGATGCGCGTGTTTTGGAAAAAGAGCGCGCGCAATTTCCCGCCCATCTGGTACCAATTCCCCTTTAGACGGTTCATGGTAGTCGAGTTTCGGCAAACGAACCGGATAAACTTGTCTTTCTTCCCACCGGCAAACCCGTACAGTTTCTTGTACTCGACCAAGGTTGCGCTCTCGATTTGAAGCCCCTTTTGGTTCTGGCACAAATGGCGGACAAAGGCATTCACGTCGCCTTGCGTCCAAGTATCGCCGACCGATGCAAAGAAGAAGGGGTAATAATCATCGACCGTAATACTACACGTCTCTCCCTTCTCGTTCAATCCAAACATTTGGATCGCGAAGCCGCGGGGTTCGTATGCAGTCATCGCTCCCGAATGGTCCGACCCCGTATCCGACAACGAAGAGGAGGTCTTGAGAAGGTCGCTTTTGGTAATGTCCAGCGTGACGAAATCAATCAATCGGAAAGCTTTGGCAGCGTTCATTTTTTTAGCCATGCAAAGATATTGGGTATACTAAAATGAATATTGTGTTTATCTGGGTTTGTTGTAGGTATTCGAAAATTCAAATCTCCCGTATTCAATTTTCCCTCTTTTCGAACATCCGTGTTTTTTATCCGTCTAGTATAAGTATACATGGACCGTAAGGCTGCCAAGTTTTCCCGTAAAAAGAAAGTGAAGACATCTGGAAAGTCAAGGAAAACTGTCCGTCCCATCAACTGGGCCGACGTCGTGAATGTGACCAATGTGCAGAACGCCAAAGCCGCCGTTGTCACCAAACGCCGGCATAATTTTCGCGATTTCTGCGGGTTGAAGGCCAAAGACGCATTTGAACTCCTCTACCAAATCGATCCCCGGGTAACGTTTGTCGATTCCGCCAAGGTATCTTCTCAAAAAATACGGCAAAACTCCAAGGGAAAAATCGCGAAAGATGATTATTATGCCAATGCGAGAGATTGGTGGGAACCCACCGACGCGCAAACCCAATGCCGAAATGTCATTGGGCCCTCGACGCCCGAAACCATCTGCTATATTTGCGGACTTGCCATGAAAGAGGATACAAGCGACAAACCTACGCCGGAATGTGAGCATGTCTTGCCCGTGTTTCATGGAAATTTGTTCCTCAGTCTCTATAATCCAAAAACCACAAATAACGCAAGAGAGTTACAATTAGAGTACGATTGGGCACACCGGTGTTGTAACCAAATCAAAAGCGATACCGGGTTCGTGCATTACAATTCAGACCGGAATCAACTGGAAACGGCTGTCACTTCTACCAAATCGATTTTATCGGAAATCTACGAGGGCAAGACACGCGGTGATGCCGCCTCCATTTCCGCCGCTCTTAAAAAGAAGTTCCCCAACAAAGACAAATGGGTAAAAATGCGTCTAGACATTATCCAGGCCGAAAAACTCCAGCCCATTTGTGCCTATGCAAACAAGCATCTAAAAGAAGCCCCCGAATTGTACCAGTTCGCGGTCATTACCCAGCTCATTCACGCGACCAATACCAATCTCATCCAATTGGCGCAAGAGAAGGCGGGTGTCGGTATCAAAGGCCCGGCATTGAGAGAAGCGCCCACGAAAGCCCAGTTGTACAATCACTGGAACCAGATCCTTGCCAAAAAAGTGGAGGCCGAAACACGCGCGATCAAACACCCGATTCTCCTGCAATCTTTCGTAAGACATGTATTTTCCAACCAACCTACCGACGATATTTTGCTGGAAAAAAACGAATTGTCGGTGCCCAAACTCCAGACGTATATTGGGCATTTATGTGTGTCGAACAAGATTGCCGAATCGAAAGCCGGCGAATTTGGCGCCATTTTCGTGAACACGTTTTTAGCAACCACGGGGACGGGGAATCCTCTCTTGGATCAAAAAATAGCAGGCGGGCGTGTATGCGCCATTGTCCAGAGCATTGCCTTGCTTGCCACGATTCTTGGGAAAGACGTGTTTCGAGAAAAATACGACGAGGTATTTCGCAATTTGGATATGAACACGAGACAAAAGGCGGTCTTTTTGCCAGCGGTGAAAAAGGCGGCGTATCAAATCAAAAACGCGGTTCTGATTCCCCAACTCAAAAAGGAAATAGAGAGTCTGAATGAAGCGGCGAACGACACGGTATTGGCCGTCGCAATGGCTCTTTTGCAAAAATGCGGGATCGATCTCTCCGATTATGTGTCGGGTCTTCCGTCGATCCATGTGCAAGACTATCTGAAAGACATTCCCTCCCATTCGACCTCAGTAGATGAGAGAAAACAACTGGAACAACTGGAAGAGATGGATCGTCTGGAAATCAAGGCCGCGGAGAATTTGACCCAATTGCTCACGGATATCCAAGACGAAGATTTGTCGCCTTTGATGCGGGACATGTTGGAAAAGCGGATCGAGGAGGCGAAGGAGGATCTGGCGAAAGAGAATGCGCGGGAAAGGGCAGAGCAAGAGGATTATGAGAAGGCGGTCATGGAATCGGCCATGATTTTGTTGAACATGCAAAAGACCAGCCCGAGTCCAAAACAAATCCGGGACGCGATCGAAGAGGCCGTTTCGAAATCCAAACGCGAGACGGCTGCCGATGCTTTGCTTACCTTGGCAAAACCGAATTCTCGGAAACGGTCCTTGACTCGTTCCTTGACTCGGTCCTTGACTCGATCCTTTTCTCGTTCCTTTTCTCGTTCCTTTTCTCGTCCCTTGGCAAAACGCACAAGAGTCATGTAACCCAAAATTGAAATACCGATTGTTTATACCTTGTATCGTATAAACCATCCATCAAAATGACCTATCATCAGCACAAAGCAGCCGTCTGGGAAAAGGCGAAGCGTGTCCCGGGTAAAAACCCGGCGCATACGAGAAAAGACGCTTACGGGAATCTGATTCGTTGGCAGCACTACGGCATGTCGACGAAATACGGATGGCATATTGACCACCATATTCCTCAATCGAGAGGTGGGTCGGACGATGTCTCGAATTTAGTGCCCATGCAATATGCGGCAAACATCAAGAAGAGCAACGGCATCGACGCCACGAATCGGAAAGATTGGATTCAAGCATTGGAGAAAAAAACACACGCTTTCAAGGACTGTCAAAAAGTGGCGAAACGTGTTCAAGTGGGGCAAGTCTTGCTGGTGAAACAGAGCCCCGTCACGGAAGCGAAACAGGCGACCGTGGTGCGTTTTACGAACACAGGTATTGTAGTCAAATGGACAATGGGGAGCTACGAGCAAGAGATCGACTCGCATCCGCGGTTGTTTCTCGAAATCGGTAGAAGACGACCCCGCAAATAACCGGTCAAAACCGGAACACCACAGGTAAACACAACGATTATTTCCACGGCCAAAACCATCCTTTACACCCCTTTTTTCTTCGGGGCGTCTTGCGTCGTTTGGGTTTGCCTCCTTCTATCTCTCCTTCAGCTCCTCCCGCTAATCCGTTCGCCCAAGCCGCCAGGCTTTTCGCTGTCCGTTCCCCGTTGTACATCTCAATTTTGCCGTTCGATATACGATAAAGGGTCGGGTATCCTTTCACCGAAGGCAAATCCGTTCCACTATGGAGTTTCACCTCCTTTTTTCCCGATTCCATGTTTTCCGAATTGACTCCAATGGCCATAACATGCGGTTTCAGATACATTTCCATTCTCTCCCATTCTGGCGCGAGCGCTTTGCAATGACCACACCAGTCTGCATACACCTTTACCACGACGATCTTGGGTTTCTTTACCATGTGTTTCTTGGTTCCGCGTATCCGGAGCTTTTTCCTGGGATGAGGAGTGGATGGCATCTATAGACAAAAGAGAGATTTTCTTTCTCTTGATTATATAACATCATCATGTCGGCCAATACGATTCGATTTGTATTTATTGTGTTTTTAATCATTACATTTTTTGTAGGAGCCTATGTTTACGTAAATATCAATATCCCAGCAACCATTGCCAAATTCGAAGGCCTCGAAAACCAAGACCCGAGCCAACCCTCCAAACAAGAACCCGACAAAAACACCTGTCCCGATCTCTTGATTCGCCGAGGAAAATTACTCTATCTAGTCAACACCGCGAATCCCGAAGTAGCCAATGAAAATCCCCGAGTATTTAACAATTTAGACGAATACGTTCGTTATTTCGAAAGCCAACGCGAAAAGGGGAAATCCTGCCCCGCGCTCGTTTTGCAACAAGAGACCAACACCCAAGGGAAAGACGTCTATCGCGTACTCCCGAATCCTCTCGCGTCGTCTCCCTATGCCCCGCCGAATACGAAACCCGTCAAATCTCTCGACGCTTCTCGCGAAAATGGGTACAACCAAAACATGTATGCGGGATTCGACCCCCATGGTCAATATGTCGGACAGTACACCGACCTAGACGTCATTCACGATTCCACGGAGAAGGCACCCACGAGCGACAATCCCATGGACGCCAATTGGGGCGGTGTTTTGTATACCCAATCCCAAGTGGAGTCTGGGAAATACAAGGACAACGAAATAACGCCGACCGCCTACATTACGCCGAAGGGGGGAGAGGTAATTCCAATTCCGAACCCGAACATTCCACCCTATCCTTCTCAGGAACAACAGATGATTCCGATGAACACGCGTTCAGCGTAGGTCGCGATAAAAATCGAAGCAAATTCTGGATGACGTTCGACCCCAATTTTCGGCGTTTGTTGCCGGCGGAGGTCAAGTAAATAGTGTGTAGTTTCTCCGGCGATGTTTCCATGCCGAGCAAGACGTCGTGGATCGTGCCACCATAAATACGCAAGACCTCTTTTGCTACGGGCGGACTCACCCCCGGTACTTGGCAAAGGAGAATCTCGCCCATGTTTTCGGGGGTAATGTTGTCTTGTTTGGTTTTCTTGACAAAGGCGCTATAGGAAGGCAACGGCGCCTCTGCTACTGGTTCGGACGAAGAAGGATATCCGTAGAGGGGCACTGCGCGCCCCTTTTCGTATTCTTTGTGTATCTTATTCGCCATTCCACAAATCAACTCGGCCGTCTCTTGCAACGACGCAGTACGCAATACACTAAACCCCTTGAAAAACGAGAGACTGGTTATCGCCGAAAGAACCATCTGTTTGTCGGCGGGGCGAAACAGCTGCGAAAGGGGGCCTTCGATGATATAGACAATGTTATGGGGGTGTTTCCCGCTTGCATGCAAGAGACGATGAGACTGTTCTTCGTACCTTCCGTCCTTGATGCTGGCGAGAAGGTCTTGGAGCGACTTTCTCTCAAAGATGATGACGGGGTTTCCGGCTTCGTTTTGAAGAACAATATCGCCTAAATCGAGAGATTGAACCAAAAGGGGGAAACTGGCCAAAAGGGTTTTGCATTTTTCATGGAGGGCGGGTTCTCGGGTATCCAAAACAATCCTCATACAAACGATAGAATGATGTAGGTTTCTCTCATTATATCGTTTTTCTTACAACTTTTACATGGGTTTCAAATGGATAATGAGTCGGTCGTCCGCCGCGCAATCGCTCTCCAAATGATACAAATGGCTAATACGATTTCCCAGAATCGAGAGAATATGCGCTTTGCTAATATCGCTCCAGTCTTCATTAAGACCCGTTTTCGGCGATTGGCCAAAGAGACGAAAATCGTCGATAATGATAATGGCCGCCGGCGTAAATGTTTTACCAATATGCTCAATCTCTTCAATCAGGGGGCAGTCTTTTTGTCCTCGGCCCGTATTCCCCGAGCTCCAGTGTCCGTCCAAGAAAAACACCGTGTTCTGTTTGATGGCGGGAAGGAGAAACCCCAGTTCTACGCCACTATCTCCCCGGATGAATGTGATTTTGTTTCCAGAATAGCGAGAGACGGCGCGTTGGTAAAAGTATTCGGACAATTCAATGGTGTAGAGATGGTCGAAGATTGGTTCTAAAGCAAGTGTGGTGTCGCCGTCTTTCGTGCCCGTTTCCACGAATATGGGAAATTTCGAATAATCCTCTTGCAACCGCTGTAAAAAACCGACGTCAATGGATGGCATGTTTGTATATGGTAGTGTCGGAAGTTGCAAAAAGCGAGAGAACGCGATGGAAGAATGTCTAGTCGATAAAAAACAAGATACATGGGAGAGTATCGCGTTTTTTTCATTAACGCATAGGAATACGAGAATCGCTGTTAATGGGGCGAACCGTGTTTTTCGTAAAGACGAGCGTCGTGTTGTACTGAGACAACTTGCAGCAAGTAGCCACACTGGTGGGGTCGCAAGTATTCAGGAAAATGTTCGACCAATGATCACGGCCAATCTGGTAAGGAAAGCCGGCCTTTTTCGATCCACCGCCCTGGTTGCGGTCGGTGGTGGCATTGCTGCCTAGCGTATATCTTGAAGAAGTACTAAATGGGTTTCCACGTCGACTAGGCATCTCTAGTTATGTATATAATCACTAAATATATTTTGTTCTTTTCACAGGAATCCAGTCAAAAATTGAAAGACGCGAATCTACATAAATATAGAACAGTATACTACTCTACTCCCTATTCAGAATTCAAAAGATGGCCTCTTTCACCGACGACGATATCCGCATAGAAAAAACCGCATCGGGTCAAGAGACCTACGTGTTTGACCCCTACAATCCGCTAAATAAACAAATCGACGAATCTGCGGTCCGGAACCTTTTACGCACTTATGGTGTCGACCTCCCCATCTTCAACATGGAATTATACAAACGCGCCTTTGTGCACCGGTCTTATATCAAACGTCCCCAGTTGGAAAACACGCAAAACAGTGTCACCATTGTTCCCAAACCAGACGAGTGTCTGCCCCTTTATACCAAATCGAATGAGAGATTGGAATTTGTGGGCGACGGGATCCTCGAATGCATCACTAAATACTATCTCTATCGCCGATTCCCCAAGGAGCAGGAGGGATTCATGACGGAAAAGAAGATTGAGTTGGTGAAGAACGAGAGCATTGGCAAAATAGCGTTTGAAATGGGACTACATAAGTGGTTCATTCTCTCGAAACATGCAGAACAAAAGCAGACGCGCACCAATTTGAAGAAACTGGGGTGTCTCTTTGAATCTTTCGTCGGTGCTCTTTTCCTAGATTTTAATAAAATCCAAGTGAATGACGAAGGCCAATGGTTCAAGAACGTCTTTGTAACTGGACCGGGGTTTCAAGTGGCGCAAACCTTCATCGAGGCGGTCTTTGAGAAACACGTGGATTGGACGAGTCTCATCAAGAACGACAACAACTACAAGAACATTTTGCAGGTAATTATTCAGAAAGAATTCAAGGTAACACCGCACTACATGGAAGTGACGGAACACGATTTAGATATGGGCTATCATATGGGCGTCTATTTGTGTCTAGGACAAGCCTTGCACGAAGTCACCAACACGACGCAATTGTCGGCGTTTACGAGCTTTCACCAGATTCACGAGTACATGTCGGTGCATCGAAAGATCTTCCTCTTCTTGGGGGAGGGAAAACACAAGATTAAAAAGAAGGCGGAACAAGTGGCGTGCGAAGATGCGATTCGCGTGTTGAAAGGGTTTTGAATTGTCCGGTAACCATAAAGTTTATTTTTTATATTTACGTGTGCCTCCTCTGGATTTGGATTTGGATCTCGATTTGGATTTGGATTTGGATTTGGATTTGGGTTTGGATCCCGGCGTTGGCGTTAGATATTGATCCAAAATAAATTTTTCGGGGGAGGTTAACTCATTTTTCGGGTAAAGAGTTCTTACCATTTTCGAGGATAAACTACCCAAGGTTTGTCGCAAAGCCACCTTATTATTGAATGTTTTTCTGGCGGTAAGATACTTTGCATTGACTTGTTTTTTTAGTAATTTGTACACTTTGATTTTTCCCAATATATCGTCCATTTTTTCAGACATTTCATTCGAATTTGCAACGGAAGCTTCCAATACGTTGATCGTTTTGGTGGTTGCCTTTATATAATCCGTGTTTATTGGGGTTTTTCGGTTATTTATAATATGCGTTAGTTTATCCGCATAGGATATTCTCTGTTTGATTCGTTTCGTCTCTTCGTCTAAAAACTGGGAAAACGTTCGAATATTATTATTTTGCAAACTCATGGTATACATAATACCGAGATAATATAAAGAGATTCATACAGAAAGAATACTAGCATGTCACAGCATAAAAAATACACAATCCGGGCAGCCATGGTGGCATGGACTGCTCTCGGTTTTTTCCGTGGTATCCACTCCTATAATTACGAATGCAAGAACGACAAGACCAAATTATACACGGTTCAATTTGTATATGGAATCGGAGGTTCACTTATTTACATATGTCCATTTTTATTACCGGTTGCGGTAGTAAAAGAAATATATCGAGCGGAAATAGTTTTGCGCGGGTTGGAAAATCATAAAAAGACTCGTTATTATAACGAGATCCTTTGACCGAGGGGTTACGTCGAGATCCTTTGATCGATGCGTTTACATGCATAAATATTATGCATGTATACTATAAACCATGTCGGTGGAAAACGAAAATTTGTATTTAGATAAATTGGTAAGCAAGCCGACACCAAAAGGGAAACCCCAAATTGTTCTGAAGGGCAAAGAGGTGGAGTTGAAAATCACAGTCGAAACAAAAAACGTGCCGTTAGCACTGAAACGCACCGATTTTTCGGCGCAACTTGGCCAAGTGATACAAAAAAAGAAGTTGGACAAGAAAAAAGTGCTGTTTACTGAATTTTATCCCGAAACCGTCGAAGATTTGCGGTTGGGGGAATCCGGACTCAATAAAAACGTCAAGATTCCTTTTTCTGAACCGGAAGAACCTGTTCCTGTCGAAGAACCTGTGGAAAAAGAACCTGCTCCTATCGAAGAACCTCTGATCGAAGAACCTGCTCCTATCGAAGAACCTCTGATCGAAGAACCTGCTCCTATCGAAGAACCTACTCCTGTGGAAAAAGAACCGCCAGCCGAAGAAAAGACGACATTGGAAGAACTTGTGGAGGAAGAACCACCGGCCGAAGAAAAGACGACATTGGAAGAAGAAACGGAGGAAGAACCACCGGCCGAGGTCCCAAAAAAGAAGGCGAAAGCTCCCCCCAAAAAGAAAGGAAAAGACCAAGTTGCCCCCGATGCCAAAGAAATCAATGACGTGGACATACAAGACCGGCTCCCGAAATCGGTTCCCCTCGAAAAGATTGTCTTGCGTGCCCCCACCTATTACATGAGTAACCGCAAACTCTATTCCCAACGCATCGCCGATTTGTTTGCCCCTTTCGCCAAAGAGATCAACCTTCAAAACGTCCAGGTGTCTTGCGACAACATCGGGTCTTCCACTGGAAACCGCGACCTCTTTATCCACCAACGCATTGTCCGCGAGTACTTAAACCTGTACACCCCCTATCGCGGCCTCTTGCTTTATCACGGTCTCGGTTCGGGAAAGACTTGTACTTCCATTGCACTCGCCGAAGGCGCCAAAAGCCAAAAACGCGTTTTCGTCCTCACTCCCGCCTCCCTCAAAATGAATTTTTTTAGCGAATTGAAAAAGTGCGGCGATCCCCTTTACAAGAAGAACCAATACTGGGAATTCATCTCGATTGCGGGTCGACCCGAGTACGTCGACCTCCTGTCTAATGCGCTTTCCATATCGAGAGAAACCATCAAGAAAAACGGCGGGGCTTGGTTGCAAGACATTCGGAAATCGACCCCCAATTTCGGCGATTTAACAGGCGATCAGCAAAAGATGCTCGACAATCAAATCAACGAAATGATTCGCGCGAAATACATTGACGTCAATTACAACGGTCTAAACAAGCGCCGGCTCGATGAACTACAGAAAAAACATTCTTTGCCCGGGTCCAACAACCCGTTTGACCATTCCGTCGTTCTCGTGGACGAGGCGCATAATTTAGTGAGCCGTGTGGTAAACCAGTTGCGTATCGACAAAAAACGCGAATCGGTGTCTCTCCGTTTGTACGATTTCTTGCAGTCTGCGAAAGATGTGCGCGTGGTGTTCATGACCGGCACCCCCATCATCAATTACCCCCATGAATTGGGTGTCTTGTTCAACATGTTACGGGGAAACATTACTACATGGAAATTCAAAGTGCCTTCTTTGGGAAAAGAGAATTTGCTGGATATATTTACCCACGAGAGATTCAACACGTATGATTATGTGGACTATTCGAACGATACCTTGACGATCACGCGAAATCCATGGGGGTTTGTGAATAGCCTGCATCCGGGACATGTTCGGAAGACCGGTGGTCGTAAGACAGAAGATCGTAAACCGAGAGAAAAGAAAACGAAACGAAAGAAGCTGGTCTTGCATAACACGACGAAAAAACAGCCGATTCTTCCGATCACGAACCCGGAGATTGTCTATACGGACCCGGGGGAAATCAAAGAAGGTCTTTTGCATCCCCACGAATCGACACCCGTCCCGGTTTCGCATGAAATATCCGACCAAATCGAGGAAGAAATAAAACACGAAATCAATCAAGATGGGGACAAGGACAACAATCCGCATTCCGGAGGTTCAACCCTTGGTACCGATTTTACGAACGAACATTCCGGCGCCGCATTTTTAGGAGGAGCATCTCTCATCAATCCCCGATACAAGGGCGTGCATCTCGACGAACAAGGCAACATTAGCGACGAAGACTTCAAGAACCGTGTCCTCCATATTTTGAAAAAACACAACATCGAGGTATCTCCCTCCGTATCCACGGTCGCCCACTCGTGTCTCCCCGACAATCTCGACGATTTTACCGCCAATTTTGTAGATATGAATACACTCACCATCAAGAGAACGGATGTCTTGCAAAAACGCGTGGTGGGTCTCACCTCCTATTTCCGGAGCGCGCAAGAGACGCTCTTGCCGAGATTCCTCCCTTCTACCGACAAAATAACACCCAATTACCACCCCGTCTTGATTCCCATGAGCAATCACCAATTTATCCAGTATTCGAAAGTGCGCACGACCGAAATCAACAAGGAGCCCAAGAAACCGCCTTCGAAAAGCAAAGAGAACGAGAAACTCTTGACCATCTCTTCTTCTTATCGCGTCTTCTCTCGCGCTCTCTGCAATTTCGCCTTCCCCGAAGACGTCATACGCCCTCTTCCCCCTTCCAAATCGAGAGATCTAACCGCGTCCGATTTGGACAATGTGCCCGACGAATTGGAACAGGATTTGGGAGATGGACAAAATGCCGCGCCCTTGTCGAAAGAGTACGCGGCGGCCATCCAGGCATCTCTCGATCAATTGGAGAGAGACGGCGAAAAGTATCTCTCGAAAGATGCGCTCAACCAATACAGCCCCAAATTCCTCCGAATCCTGGAGAACGTGGCCGACCCGGAAAACCGCGGTCTCCATTTGGTCTACAGTACTTTCCGTACCTTGGAAGGCATTGGTATTTTGCGCCTCGTTCTCTTGGCGAACGGGTTTGCCGAGTTCAAATTGAAAAAGACGGGCGATCTCTGGTCAATCGCCGAATCAGACAAGAAGAAACCCCATTTTGTCCTTTACACGGGGACGGAAACGGAGGAAGAGCGAGAGATGATTCGCAATATTTACAATTCGAATTGGGATTTGGTTCCCGCCAATCTCTCAACGGACCTGAAAAAGATTCACGAAAACAATTTTTACGGGGAAATCATCAAGACCCTCATGATTACGTCTTCCGGCGCAGAAGGAATCAACTTGGAAAACACGCGTTTCGTACATATTGTCGAGCCCTATTGGCATATGGTGCGTGTAGACCAAGTCGTCGGTCGCGCCAGACGCATTTGTAGTCACCGGAATTTGCCGGAAGAACTGCGCACCATCAAGGTGTTTCTCTATATGTGCGAATTCACGGAAAAACAAAAGATGAGCGATGCCAACTTGACCATCATGACGCGAGACACCTCTCGTTTGTATGGCACGGAAGGCAAACGCGAAAACGCGGTAACGACGGACCAGGCCTTGTACGAGATTGCCGTCTTGAAAAACAACATGACGAAACAATTGTTGAATTCCGTGAAAGAATCGGCCGTCGATTGTTCGATTCACGATACGAAATCCGAGGGGCTCGTTTGTTACGAATACGGATTCGCTACTTCGAATGAGTTTAGCAGTTTCCCCACGTACCAGCAAGACCAAGAGGTGAGAGAAGGAACGGACGTGAAGGCGATCACGGGGAAACTCGTCGTCGTGCCAGTAGGCCAAGACAAATACATACACAACACGGCGACCGATGAATTGTACGATTATGCTGCGTTTAAGAGCGAGAATTCGAAAAAGATTGTGGTTGGGCGCATGGAGAACGGCCGACCCGTCTTGTTGCGAAAATAAAGAGTGTCATTACGTAACATGGAATTCGTTTATGTGGATGCCGATACATTCCGATGAGACCGTGTTTTGCCATTCTTTCTTGCGAACCGTGTTTTGCTATTCTTTCTTATGAAGCGTGTTTTTCCGTTCTTTCTTGCGAAGCTGAGAGACCGGGTGAATCGAGGTTTGGTTTTGCTGGGTGTTTTATGAAAAGGTAAATCCTTCCAGTGGATTCGATGCAACTCGTAAATCGTGTCTCCGTGTCCTTCTTGACAGTGGGACGCGCTGACTGCATTGGCGTGTTCCCCCAACATCTGCAAAGAGACCGTGGAAGGTGCTTTTCCGGATTCTTTCACAATGATAAATTGATGCCCGGCATCTGCACTTTCAATGATGGTTTTCAATTGGTCAATCGGAATCAGTCCGTAAAACCCGAACGATTTGCCCGCCAAATAAGGTGTTTGCGAATCGTATTTATCGGGGGATACATAGAGTATTTCATACACTTCATTGCATTTATACTTTACGGAATTGACATCGGTAGCCAAATGTTCCAAGGTGTTCTTGTCGGTAATGTAAAAATGTCCCCCTGTCCCATGGGGGTGATAAAACACGATATGATCGGTGTTTTCCGTCAAGTGTTTGTAGACGAAGGTATCTTCGCGCATAATGACGTCAAAGGCTTGTTGTGTTTTCAATCTATCGATGGACAAATGGTGTTTTTCGTGGTAAAGGGGAATCGGGCGTTTTTTCGCACTATGAAATTCTGTACGGGAAGTCTCCGATCGAAATTTCTCCGGTTTGTAACGGTCTTGTATCTTACAATTCTCAAAGATATCTTCCATATCCGTTACATTCCCGACATCCCACCCATTGAGGGGTTGGTCGAACGATTCACACCCATGAAACATATCATCCATATTCGTTACTTTACTCACATTCCACTTATTCAACGGTTGGTCGAAATTAAAACAGTTCATAAACATGCTGTCCATATACTTTACATTTTCGACATTCCAGTCATTTAATGAGTGATTCAACTCATTACATTGGTAAAACATGGCCCCCATATCCGTTACTTTACTCACATCCCACTTATGGAGCGGTTGATTAAACGATTGACACTCGTAAAACATGCCCCCCATATCCGTTACTTTACTCACAATCCACTTATGGAGTGGTTGATTAAAAGATTGACAAGCCGCAAACATTCCCTCCATATTCGTTGCGCTGTTCACCACCCAATCATTGAGAGGTTCGTTGAAATCAGTTAGGTTTTTGAATAACTTACTAAAATCGGATACGCGGGAAACATCCCACTCCCCGATTTTCTTATGTTTCAATTCTTCCGGCAAATGGTTCGGATGGTTCACGTATGTTTGTACTAAGTTGTGTATAGTTTCGTTCGTTATTACCATTTCGTATATAACGTAAAGTGATATATTATGTAATCGAGAGGGAAAACTCACATAAACACTCCTATTTGTTTATGTGAAATGTGCGGAATCGTATGCTACTTAAACCCAGAACAGGATCTCGCTTCTCTCAACACGGAGTTTCAAAAAGGGCGAAATCGCGGCCCCGAGTTTTCCTGTATCAAGGAACTCGATCCCCATACGGTGGTGGGGTTTCACCGACTGGCCATCAATGGCCTAACCCCCCAATCCAACCAGCCGTTTCAAATCGACAACATGACTCTCGTTTGCAATGGAGAGATTTACAATTATCGGAAACTATATCAACTCTGTAATGCGGAACCGACCACGCATTCCGATTGCGAGATCATTCTCCATTTGTACAAGAAATACGGCATCTTGCAAACCCTCGAATTGCTCGACGGCGAATTCGCCTTTGTGCTGATTGACGGCGACCGTCTCTATGCGGCGAGGGATCCTTACGGAGTGAGACCCCTCTATTGGTACTCGAATGAGCATAGTATAGGTTTTGCCTCCGAGATCAAGACGCTGATTGGGGTGCACCCCGATACGATTGAACATGTGGTGCCCGGTACCTACATTTCCTGTTCTCTCGACATCAACGTCGGATGGTCGCGCGTATCGGTCGATGAGAGCCGGGCCTATTTTTCGCCGCGGCATCCAACGACGTTCCTTCGATTTGAAAACTATAGCAAGGCTCTTTACGATTCTCTCGTCCAAGCCGTAAAAAAACGCGTCGAGAATACCGAAAGACCCGTTGCTTGTCTCTTGTCGGGAGGGCTAGACAGTAGTTTGGTGGCGGCCATTGCCGCTTCCATGGTGGAGGTGGAAACCTATAGCATTGGTCTAGAGGGGTCGGAAGACTTGATGTATGCGCAAATCGTGGCGGATCATATTGGGTCGAAACACACGCAAATTCTGCTAACGGAACGCGATTTCTGTCGCGCGATCCCAGAAGTGGTCCGCGCCATCGAGTCCTATGACACCACGACGGTGCGCGCCAGCATTGGCAATTACTTGATTGGAAAGCACATTGCGGCGAATAGTAAGTGCAAAGTGGTGTTAAATGGGGACGGATCCGACGAAGTGGCCGGTGGCTATTTGTACATGCAGTCGTGTCCCGACGCTCTCGAATTCGACAAGGAAACACGGCGTCTATTGAGAGAAATACATGCATTTGATGTACTTCGGTCCGACAAATCCATCTCTTCGCATGGCCTGGAACCGCGGACCCCCTTTTTGGACCGCGATTTCGTCGACACGTACTTGTCGATTCCTCCGCAAATCCGGTTCCATGTAAACCAAGACGAGATGGAAAAGTACTTGATACGCCGCGCATTCGCCGATTCCGGTCTGCTTCCCAAAGAAGTACTTTGGCGAAAGAAGGAGGCGTTTAGTGATGGTGTTTCGAAACACGCACGTTCCCTCTATTTGATTCTGCAAGAATACGCCGATTCGTTTTCGTTTGACGCCCATTGTTTGGCCCGTCAAGTGATGCATTGCCCGCCGAAAACAAAGGAGCAACTGTATTATCGGCAATTGTTTGAAGAGGCGTACCCCGGCCAAGGCAACGTCGTACCCCATTTTTGGATGCCGAAATACGTGACGGCGACGGATGCGAGTGCGAGGACACTTTCCGAGTATCAAAAATCACACGCTACAGTATAAATATGATCACGGAGGAATCCATCCTTTCCTCCTTCGGGATCGGCCTGTTTTGCGTATTGATTTACGCTTGGGTGGTATATGCCATTCCGATAAGAAAATACTTGACGAAGTGGGGGCTCGCTACGAATACAATCATACTAGTGGCGGTGCTCTTTTTGTTTGGGTACGAGAAACATTTGATCGAGTATTATAGTTTGGTGGCGATTGGGTATTGCAAATCGAGAGAAACTTGCGCGACGCCTCCGTTTCCATCTCTCGAGAACCTGTCTTTTTCCTTGATGAAAGACTATTTTTCTTATGCCAAGAATTTGTGGTTGAATGCGGCGGGAGAAGGTGTCGTCTTTGTACTCCTTGGTCTGCCCATTTTTTATATCGTGTCGAATGGGTATTTAGCCGCCTTTTTGACTGGGTTAGCGGCGCATATTTTGACTGCATGGTTCGGGTTCAATAGTGATATCTGTGCAGAGACATGCGTTCCGATAAACGGAAACACGGTTGATTCGGGTTTACAATAATAATTATTTGAATGTAAAGTTGTCTGGATTTGCTACGTGGATAGTAACACAAATATTATTGAATGAATAATATTTGTAACGTGTGCATGAAACGTCCGTAAACTACTCGGGTGATTTACAACCTTACGGATCGGCAGTAGACTGACTTTTGTCAATAGGAAAAGGATAGTCTCTCTTCGCCAGTTCACCTGCATCGACATATTGTATATTTGCGAGTGTTGATCGATCGGTTATCGCATAGGTCTCATCCATATTAAGTTTGTATGCGATACTCTGTAATAAATTATATTTGTTCTTATCTTTGGTCTTGTATACGCAGACGCAAAATTCTATATTATCAACCTTGCGTTTGATATCTAATACCATATTTGCAATACCATTTAATTTTTTATCAAACCGGTTTATGATGGCATCATATTCCTCCCCCCCCCCCGATTTTCGAGTCTTGTTATGGTTATTATGTCGAGCCTTAGGCATTTATATATTATATATAAATATTATTACATTTGATAATTTGTGTATTATGGCTAAAGCAAGTAAACGCGTAATTCGTATTACCCAAATGAAACGCCCACGACGTTATTATTTTCATTCAAAGACCACTTCCGGGGGTCCATTTGGCCATTCGCTAAAAGGAACGGCTTGTGTCGTTGCGCGTTCAAGCCACAAAAGTTCTTCGAGGGCTTTCATTCTTCTCTCAACGGGGTGTCGGACCGTCGCAACATATTTGCGAGAGATTTGTTTCCATCGCCATTCGAATTGCAAGGCGGCTTTCCAATCGGGGAACCCGCTTACATAACAGTGTCGTTTCCAGGTCTGTCCCTGTGAGACTTTGGCACTGGTCGCATGCGCTCCCCCGGCCAATTCTTTGTTGTGTTGTTTTAGACGACGATTCAAGTCGACGGTTGCGCCGACATAGGTCGCTCCGCCGTCTGCCACGAGTAAATAGACGAAACTGGGAGAGGAGGTCATTTGTGTATGGTGAGAGAATACAAACGGTGTTTTGTAGCGCGAGAAGCTTTAGCGACCGAAGCTTTAGCGACCTTGGAAGCTTTCGCTACGGAAGATTTCCTTATCGAAGCTTTCGCGACTTTGGACCGAGTCACAGAGGGCTTAGAACTTTTTCTCACGGTTTTTCCCAAGGTTTTACCCAAGGTTTTCTTCGGCGCCATTTCTTGCAAGACCAAGTTCACATCTCTCGTGTTCAAGACAATGGTATCGCCATTGTTGTACAAGGCCTCATATCGTTTTTGGTCATCTGTATCGGTCGAATTCTTGTATTCTTCCGCCGACCATCTCTTGTGAAATGTTTTCCCCAAAGGATTGGTATCATAGAGACAGAATTTCGGCATATAGTTGTCTTTGTTATCGGCTTCCGCCTCCAAGGTCACGTTGACCCCGTTGTGTTGATAGACGACAAACGCAATGTGGTAGTCGGATCGCTTGTCTACGTGTTTTCGGCGGACAATGGCATACGACTGCCCGTCGTCGGGCGCCGCATAATTGTTTTTCGCCGTTTCGGGAATGGTGGAGAGAAGCCGGATATTTTTGGCATTGCTAACACCAAACATGTTTTTGTCGGTAGCGGCGTGAGCTGCATAGTAAGCAGACGGGCCGTCATTCAATGCCAACATGCGATCCATGAGAGCCGTATCGCCCGTCTGGTTGGCGACATTGATGCATTCGCTAAACTGGAGGCAATCGTTTTCATTGAGATTCGTTTCGTATCCCGGGTCATTATCGTCTGGGTATTCGCCGTCATAGACACGCTCATCTCTCAAGGGTCGATGGAATTGGTATTCGTCGTACTCTGCAGACTGCTTCTTTTTCCCCACCGAATACTTCAATTCCACGGTCGACTTTTTGGTTATGATGCCCGACGCAATGAGCCGGCCGAGAGAACTGGTCGGATAAATCTCGTGGTCGGTTCGAACGTACAGAGAGTCCGACGTGGTCTGTAATTCGGCGTAAGCGCCGGGTTCAGTCAAGGGTTGAATGGCCAAGACATGGTCTTTCGTAAAGGTATACTGTTGTTTACCCGGTCTATCTTCCAATTGACTGTTCATTATACATTTTCCGTAGAACTTTGTGTTTATTCCGCTTTCGATGATATAGTACCCGGATCAAAATCGAGAGATATATTTGTTCCTAAATACCCATATAAAAAATACGCGCCGACTATTTCTTATAATCCAAACGCAGCACTCGATATGAACGAAGATAACAATGTACTCACCATCAAATCGGTGCAAATACAGCCCATTCGAAACATGATTGCCGCCATCAAAGACATCTTGACGGATGCCACCATTACCTATACGAAACACGGTATGAAAATCATCAATTTCGACAAGACACACACGATTCTGGTGAATGTGGCGCTCCGCGCCAACCGGTTCGAGCATTACGTTTGCATTCCCGACAAAATCATCATTTGCGCCAATACCCTCCATTTGTTCAAGGTGATTAGTACCGTGTCGAACGACGACACCCTTTCCATGTACATTGAGAACTGCGACTACCACGACGGCATTGTCTCTCATCTCGGCCTCCAGTACGACAACGGGTCCATCAAGCAGTGTTATGGGCAAAAGTTGCGTCTGATTGAGCCGGACCCGGAAGAGCTGATTGTGCCCGATGTGGAGTATTCGACCGTCATCAATCTGCCCACCGCGGATTTCCAGAAAATCATTCGCGATTTGTGCGGGATTTCCGACCGCATCGAAATCAAGTCGGTGGGGAACGAGCTCATTTTCTCTTGCGAAGGCGCGTTTGCTAGATGCCGTATTTTGCGCTCGGAATCCGACGGGAACCTCGAGTTCATCCAGAAACCGAATGCGTCGGTCATTATCCAAGGCGAGTTTTCACTAAAGAGTCTGAGTCATTTTACAAAATGCACGCCTTTATGTACCCATTTGGAAATGTATTTAGGGAACGATTTGCCGCTCATTGTGAAATACGACGTGGCGTCTCTCGGCGAAATTCGTCTTTGTTTGGCTCCACTTCCTTCGATGTAAACCACATAAAGCATGCATGTTTATCCATCATAAATGATTGTCATTCTGCGAGGACACATACGCGACTCCTTTTCTACGGACGATTTGCTTCAATTGATTCGCAGTCTGGGACCAGACATGGATCTGTATATTCATACATGGTCCGTCTATTCGAATGGAGTCAGTTGGCGAGAGATTCCTACGAATATGGAGAAAGTGACGGAGGAATCGATCCGCGCTTATTTCCAAGATGTGCCGATTCGCCACATCCAGATCGACAACGACACAGATCTTCCCCTGATTGGAAACCAAGAAGGCACCATTTGGGGCGGATCCATGCCTCTCCTTGGGTGGAAACGATACTGGTACAACCAGCATGCCGCGATCGAATATGTGCACCAGCTCGCCACTTACTCGGACAATGCCACCGTGCTTAATTTGCGGTTCGACGTTTTGAAAAACAGCAATCATGTACATTACCCGTTGGGCCAGATCCACGCATTCGTCCGGCATTACCGAAACCAGACGTTTACCAAAAACCGGTTTATACGTGACAAAGAGTGGTGGGGAATCGACAACATGTATATTGGGTCCATGTTCACGATGCGAATCCTCATTCGCGCGTTCCATTATCATCTAGACGATATCTTGAAACAAAACGAGGGAACCGTTCACGCCGAATATTTGGTCTATCGCATCAACGAGAAACTGTTTCCTCCTGATTTCAATGCGTTGATTCCTTGTACCGACGAAACGAGAGACCGAATTCGGGAGTTTCTTCTTTCTTAACGGCTAGTCATATTGGCAAAAATAACCAGGAACATGTGGCCAAGGATTTTGCATAAAACAAATATTATTTGAGCAATAATATTTGTAAAAAAATATATGGATTAAAAACAAACACATTAAACACATTCACAAAGATATTGTATGATTATTAGAATTCCGGCGCGTGTTTCTTAAACGCCACACCCTGTTTTTCTAGATTGGGGATGGTAATGATCGCCGCACCATCCTGCAAAGAATAATCTGTCAGCCAGATTTTAATGATGCAAAAGTTTTTTTTCGGACTAATGGTGATGCCATTCACCAAAGGATTGTGTTTCGGATCTTTGCACAACGTCTCTCCGCACATTGCATAAAAGAGAGTCTTCCATACTTCCGGGACATACCGGTTAATTACCTTATAAGAGAAACACCCACCATTACGGTTTCTGGGATCTTCCCACATCGGCGTGATGCCTTTTCGCATAACGAACAACATACAATGTTTAATGACATTGGGAGTCAGCGCCTCGACAATGGCCACCGTCTTGTTTGCCGTGTCGATATCACTCATGATCACTTTGTAACTGGAAAGATCCCAACTTTTGTCCTGTGGTAAATGGTAATACAGATTCCATTTACCAAGTAAGGCGTATTGGTGGGAAGGATCCGTCATTGCATCCATACTGATGTCCCGTGTATTCATTTCTTGTAAAATCTTTATATGGGTTTGATTGTCTAGTCTTGCTTCTCTTTCTCGTACTCTTCAATTTTATCAAAATCGTCCATGGGAATCAAATCGGGCAACGAATCGTTTTCGGAATCCGACCCCGAGATATAATCCATTCTTTCCATGTCGAGTTCTTCTAAATCGTCGGACGCCGAATTCAGATCTTCTTCGACATCGACACCGGAATCCAGTTCTTCGATCAGATCGGCTACATGATTCGGATTCACAATACGATATCCGTCTTTGTCCAACACCACATATTCATCTGGATGAACCAAGACGGAGTCCGCATTATGATCCACAATCCGTATCACATAAGACCCGTCAAACGTGTACGTCCAATAAAGGGGCAAATATTCCAAATGGCGATAGACAAAGGTTTTCGATAAAATCTCGTTCCCCACGCGATACATCGACGACGGCAATTGAATCGTGATGGGCGCCTTCATGTTTCGATGATGGTATTCGATCAAAATGAATTCCGCATTCGACGGTTCACCACTCGGCATTCGATGATCGGCAAAAGACACCAGATAACGATCGCCCGTATATATAGTAATCAATCCGTCTGGGATTTCATTCGCCACCCGCGCATACATTTCTTTTTCAGAAAGACCCTCGTCCCACACCACATATTTCTCGGATAACCAGTGGGCGTTCACCAAATCGGTATCGATTTCCGATACACTTATCCAGGGAACCCGAGTTGGCTCCTTATGCGTATAAACGAACATAGATAACCCGCCGGTAAGAAAATCGGTCGCCGTTTGAATCGCCCGAATTACGCCAGGGAACCGAGCCGCCCATTCCACCCACCACATATTCATGGTAAAGACGAACTCCGTGAACTTGGATTCCATTCCATGAATGGTATCATACATCCAATCTGCCACAATAACTTCAATCGCATATTCTCCATCTAGATCGTGACCCATTGCATCTGGCATGGTGTTATTTTTACATTAACTAGGCTTGATTCGTTTATGTAGTTTGGCGGAAAACTCTCCGAAAAATAGACATAAACAGAATGGTCTGTCTATTATAAAAACGCCATCATGACTTCCATTTTACTTGTAGACAAAACGGGGACAATCAAGGCATTCAAGGCCAAGGATTTGACGATCGATACACTATATAAGAAGGCGGGATTCAAGTCGCCAGAAGGGTTCCTGCGACAGGCGACCTGGCCCATTTCGGCGGGGAACGACACCTATTCCATATCCGTCTATGGAAAATCCAAGGGGAAAGCGGGTTTAGAAAACAAATACGATTTTCCTCCCCCCATCGACACGACACTTTTATTCGGATCTTGTGTCATTGTGAATCAGAACAAAGAGGGAAAGTTTCTCGACTTGACCGTAGACGATTGGGAAAAGGTCTATGAATATTTGTTTGGCGGATTCGAAGATCTAGGGACAGACGACTCCACCGAGTACGACACGGAGGAAGAATTGGAGCGAATGAAGGGACAAACGACAAAAGACGGGTATTTGAAGGACGGGTTCATTGTCTCCGACGAAGACGAAGAAGAAGAGGAGGCACCGGTGGTTCAGAAGGCGAAGAAGTCCGCGTCCAAACCGAAAAAGAGCAAGCCCGTGGAAGAACCGGTGGCGACGGAGGAGGACAGTCTAGACTGCACCGAAGAATTGCAAGAGGAGGAATATGTGTAGGGAATACAAAATTGAATCCAATTAAAGACGTTTCTTCATGATACTAAAACACGCATTTATTATCATGACAACCACCATTCAGCACCCCGAAATATTCCGCGAAAAAATCCGCGCCAAGGTGCGCGAAGTCATTCAAATGGACAACGAAACGGCGATTAATTTGGAAAAGAGCGTATTTAATTACGCTATCCAGGAGGCGACGTTTCGCCGAATTGTGAAAAAATGGGACAACCCCGCTTTCTCTCAACTGTATCTAGACCGATTACGCGCCGTCTACGTGAATCTAAAAACGCCCGAATTGTTGGCGGCAATAAGAAATGGGGAAATTGTACCCCAATCTCTCGGGTTCATGACCCATCAAGAACTGGCGCCGGAAAAATGGAAACCTCTCTTGGACCAAAAAATGAAACGCGATATTGCGAAATACGACCGGAAAATCGAAGCGTCGACCGATATGTTTACCTGCAAGAAATGTCATTCGAAAAAATGCACGTATTATGAGCTGCAAACAAGGAGTGCGGATGAACCGGCGACCATCTTTGTCACCTGTTTGGATTGCGGGAAACACTGGAAATCCTAGACGTTGACGGAATGAATCACCAACGCTACATTCTCGTGTTCATACCCACTCATGCCAAAGGGCGTCCCATTCATTCCGATCCATTCGTAATTGACGTTGTTTTCTTGGATAAATTCATAAAAAGCGCGAAGTTCCCCCGTCTCTCCATCAAACCCGGGATAGTTCACTAATTCATCAAAAACCACGACACAATCAGTATCTAGGTAAGGCTTCAACACTTCCAATATGTATTTCGTCGAGCTATACAAGTCTGCATCCAGGTGAAGAAAGGACACTTTTTTATTTTGACTTTGTATAAAAGGCAGCAATGTTTCGTTAAACCATCCCTTGATCAATTTCACATTCGAACGGACGGGAGGCAAAACTCCATTTCGGTTAAATACGCCTTTTTCATATCCCGGTCTCCAGGTTTCGGGCAATCCCTCAAAACTATCAAATCCGTATACAGTTTCGTTTGTAAATCGAGAGATGTAATTGATGGTGGTTCCACTGGCTACACCAAATTCTAACCATAAGGTGTTGGGTTTATGTTTCAGTTGCATTCTCTCGAATACATGGGTGAGAGGATACTTATGAATGTTGGGAATGTTTTCTAGAATACGCAACATATACTATATGCTTTGAAATTAGGAGGTCGAATTCTTGCGCAGGAACTACAAAGACCATTTTGTCAAATAACATAAACGGAACCCCCGAGAATAGAAGAAATATGTGGAAAATACTCGTCGGATCTTTTTTACTCGGACAATCCTCTCTTTTTGTGGCCGCGCCTTACATGCCTGTATACGCGCATATACTGTTGATTCCCGTATCTCTCGCGATCGGCGGAATTGAACTCCAAATAGCGTCCCTGTTTTTTTGGACGGCTTACATTGTCTATCATATTCGCGAAACCACGTTGGTATAATTGTCCCGATCGGTTATCGACTAGACATGATTTCCTATAAAAAATCATGTCTATTATCATCCCGCCGTTTATTTTTTCACGGGGATTTTGATTTTTACGGGAGGGCCGCGAACGATATACGGCTGCTGACTCGGCGGAGCCAATTTGATGGCCGGCGCTTTTTCTTCGACGCTGGGCTCAATGTCTTGGACAGACACCTCTTCCGTGGGGGGATCATACGTACCGAGAACAATCTGGATATCTCTCGCGTCTTTCCCCAGAATGGGGCGTAATATCGGCGTCTCTTTCGGCGCCTTGGCCATCTTGTTGAATTTTTTACTTACCTTGGCCACTTGGTCCTCGGACTCGTCTTCCGTCTCGGCCTCCAGAGTGGGCTGCTCCAGCCATTGGGTCACGCGTTCCGTGGCTACATGCCGGATTTTGCGAAACACGAAATACCGGTTCAAGAAAGACACCGTCTTTTCCGATTCGGTCATGGAAAGCGCATCCCCGTATTTTTTCCCCGTCTGTTTTGTCTCTTGCTCCATCGCATAAAAGAGCTGGTCGAACATGGCCGACCCACCAGGAAGACCCATCTTTACCGTCTCTTCCTTGTCCACCAAGACAAACCCGTAATTTTCCATGATACGGACAAAGAATTCGAAATTCACTAAATACTCCACGATCGCTTGGCCGATACTTTCCTGGTAGACACTGACGGGATACCCGAGAGATAGATCGTCTTCGGGAAAAGCGGTCTGATTATACATCTTGGTCAATTGAAACATTTTCCTGCCCTCTTGCATGATGGTAAACGAATCACCTTCCACCTTGTCCGCCAAGAGCCGAAAGACCTTCTTCCCGTCCCAACAAGTACCCACAAATGTGCCGCCCACTTTGGTACACTCGGCCACGTTTCTCAGAAAACCATGAAGTGTTTTTTGGCTCTCAAAGAAGTAGTGGAGAGAGAACTGGCAGGAAGAGACATGGAATCCGTCGCGCGCTATCCCGTAGTGTTGATAGACACCTTTCCCCAGCTCCTGCTGGTTTTTCGCGCCTTCCCCGAAAATGGCTTGTATGATGCGTTTCTCTTTGAAGCTGGTAAAGGCGTCGCCGGACCGAATGTTGTTGGCGCTATTCCCAACGAGAAACATGGCGCCAAAGAGGTCGCGCGATTTTACGGCTTCGCCAAGGTATCGCGCGCAGGCTCCATCGACCTTGTTCACGATATTGTCTTTGCTAACATCGACACCCAGAACAAACCCCAAATGGGCCGCGCGCCATTTTGCCATGTCCCCCGCTTTCCCCACCGAGAAATCAATGAGGGTGTCTTTCCGATTGGCCGCCCCCACAATCAACTTGGATTTCACATACAAATTGTGGAAATCGCGCAGGCCGCGCGTCGTGGTGCGAGAGGATTTCCGGCTATAATAGACGTCTTCCCCCAACATGGTTTGGTCGGGAATATCTTGGCCAGTGGACAACATGCGCTTCGTAATGGGATGGTGGATCGAATACCAATTGCTATTGGCCGTCGTGTAATCATTGCCGAATACACGTTGGCCTCGTTGGCGCATTTGCGCCGTCTTGTCGTACCGGACACGAATGGGAATCCATCGCCATCCACCTACCCGGTTCAAATCGTACTTGAATTCCACAATCATATTCTCTTCAAAGACGTCGTTCTCTTCCGTTTGCATGAACCACGTGTCGCTGCCGAACTGGTGTAGCTCGACATTGCAGAGAAACGCCTTTTCATCGTAGGGATCGGACGGAATAAAGGGCCGGGCCATATAGGTGTTGCTTTCCGGATCGGCCCGCTGGAAATCGCCGTCGACCAATTGCTGGAAGGGGTTCAAGAAGCCGTGTTTTTTCTCGTCGAATCCGCAATGGAGAATAAGCTGTTTGTATTGCAAGACGCCTCCTCGGTCTTCGTATTCGACTCCCTCTTTGCATTCTGCGAAAATCTTGTCTTTCCCCGTAGTGTCTTTCTGTACGCGGACAAGGAAATCGACCGTGTTGTACTCTGCCGGTTTCCATTTGAAGGATTCCTCCCAGGTAAACTTTTTCAGGGGTCCAACAGCCGTCGTTGGATTGCCGCCGACACCGTATTTCGCGGGAGTGAGAATGAGCCCGTCTGTTTCGTATTCAAAGAACCCGTCGTCGATTTTGGACAAGATGGCCGAACAATTCTGGAAAATGGTGGTATTTTTATCCGAAATGTAAAACTCTTTGCAATGAATCCGGAAAGGGCAATTCGCGCCACTCTCTTTTGTGATGGAAACGGGTTTTAATTGCTGAATCGCCGCGTTCATGATATTCCATCGGCCCGTCGTCGGTTTTCCGCCTTCTTGGCCGCCTTCTTGGCCACCTTCTTGCTCAGACTCCGAAGACACAATAAAGGGGAATTCGCGTACCGATTTGCGGTGTATATAATAGACATCAAATACGGCGTACAAATTGATAAACTGGTGTCTCTTGTCGTACTTTATATGCTCCCCGTCGAAAATCGACCCAAACAATTTCTTCTCTCTCGTTTGCGCGCCGGTAAACTGGACCTGCATGGTGGAATCAATCCAATACAACTTGCCATTGTCCGAAACAAAGAGCATTTTTCTCTCGCCATCGGCCTTGTCCGTTACAGTGTAATCCTCCAAAATGGTCGTCTGGTTACCAGGAATCAAATGGTCGATTTGTAACGTGCGAGAGGAAGGACCGATGAAATCGGAGCCGTGGATGCGGCGGTCTTCCAGTCGACCACGGTCTTCCAGTCGACCACGGTCTTCAAGTCGACCACGGTCTTCCAGTCGACCACGGTCTTCACCAGACCCATGAACCACCTCCAGATACGCCTGTTGCACCTGGCGCATTTCACTGTTCGCGATGGGATAATTCGTCCCTTGAATCGCCGATAACACGACGCGAATCGCTTGTCTCACGACATCGAGGAGTTTGGGGAGAGAATCGTACGCCGTTCCTGGACCCACCGCCATATTGTCTATTTCCAGCTCGATTTCGTACGTCTCGGCTTCTTCAAACACACGCGCATCTTGAATCGTATAATGCGGGATCATGACTTTCCCCGATTTCACCGACGACCGCAAGATGGTAATATCGGCGTGAATGGGCCAATAAGGATGGGTAAATCGAACCCGGTTCAAATTGCGAAACACCTTCTTGGAATCCGCCCAACGTTTCGATTCAATCATGCCACGTACCAGCTCGCCATTCGGGCCATACGTTTGCTCGTATTGATACCCAATGCGAAAATTATGGTCGCGAAAATCGACGGGGCGCCAATTCTCGCTATTTGCGTCGTCGGCATTCTTCTTGATGGGCGTCTTTTGTGTAAAGATAATCTTTTCCGACCTGGCGGAAATGGTGGAAGGCAAATGCAAGAGATGCTGGATACTATTCGTCGCGCAGTATTCTTGAATGAGATCAATGCCCGTGATTTCCGCGCGAATGTTGGACAGTTTCGTCACACCCTTTCTCGCATCCACATACTCCGGCTGAATGCGCAAGACATTGAATCCTTCGGGGTTCGAAGTCACAAACCCCGCTCCATATAAGTGCTGAATCACGTTATTGTAGTCGATTTTGGTCAAGGGTTGTCCGCCAATTCCTTGAAACCGGATTTCCAGCTCAGCCGTTTTCCGATTTTTTGATTCTGCGGGCTTGCTCGCTAAATAAGCGGCAAACAATGATTCCATGGAACGTTTTGGGTTATTCTCGGCTGCTTGTTCCATCATTTCTTTTATAGAGTAAGTATTCATATTATTTTATGTTTATGCAAGTAAAAAAGAATATGAATTTAACATCAATTTTCGGGGACAATCGCCCAATAAGGCTTCCTGCAAATCTCGTTGCCGAAAAACGCAATCGCCATCAATATATAGAATACAAACGAGAGACAGAAATAGGTGTAACAAGGCGTGTCGCAAATACGGCCAATCGACCAAAACGCATTGGCGCCGAATAGATTCCACATGCTGCAAAGGACGCGTGTTCCAAGAATGACGGTGTCTTGTCCAAGGGATTGGTATTGTATAAACCCAAGAATCGAGAGAAGGAAGATATGCACAATCAAATACGTTTCCAGATCAATCAAATAGACAATGTGTAAACACGGATCCCCGGACAAGGCGAATCCTATGTCCATGATGATAAGGGGGATCCTCAAAAGAACGGGTACAAGTGCTTGGATATAGATGGAAATGTCGATCATGATGGTGTGTTACGAAGAAGCTGGATACCCGGAAGAAACAATCAATTTTGCCAACTAAACAAACTGCATTCCCGAGTAGTCGCGCATCATGCGTTTGCTCGCGCTTTCCACCAAAAGACCATTCGCATAGACGCCATAATTGGCAAAATAATGGTCGTTCTCGAGAGAAAAGTGCCAGATCTGGAATTCGCCCGCCTTCTTATACGGCTCCGCTTTGGGGTCGATATAGGCCATCAACCGATACTTTTCTTCCGTGGCGAAAATCTTGCCCGTATCTCTTTGCGTGGTTTGGCGCGCCTCTTCCGAAAGAGTATCCACCAAGATGGAATGGCAGCCGGTGATGAAAAGCGGCTCAAAGAGTTCGGGGTAGGCCGAAGACCGGCATTGATAAAGACGGTTCTTGGTACGCTGGCTATGCCCCGGGTTCGTCATCGTGGAATGTCCAATCAAATCGATCGGCACATATCCGTGTTTATACGTCTTGACGAGATGACCCCTTTGCAACGATTCAATGGGGACATAGACGTCTTTTCCGTTCACCAAGGCGCGGATTTTCGTTCCTGCCCGGAAACAAATGATTTGCGCGTCCATGTAGAGGTTGAAACTGTATGTCTGATGCGTGACACCGTCTTGCGCGGTAATGGTGAATTCAATCTGGTTTTGGTTGGGGACGAGCCCAGAAATGGTGTTGGCGTCGGGCATCGTGTTGGAAGTATTCACGATTACACTCGTGACGTTGGCGCTGAGGTCCGTGGGAACAATCGCGATGGGAATAGACGTCGTTCCGTAGACGATATGGGTTAATGACCCGGGCGTAACAACGACGGGCAAGCCTTCGATGGTCAACGTGATGCTCGCCAGCGACGCGTCTATACGAGGCGCTACCATGTTCATGATAAAAGCAGCTGTCGTTTGGGACAAGGTATCGGGGCTAGTTACCGTGACGGAAACCGCGTTGTTGCCCACGATAAGACCCGTTCCTCCGGTAATCACTGCCGTCGCACTGGCGTCGGTTTTGGTAATCACAATCTGGGGAGCAACGTCGCCATACGGAACCGAGACGGTAGAATCCGGGCTCACCGTGATTCCATCCACCGAGATGGTGAAAGACGTGTTGCTGTATCGGTACGCGTTCAAATAATAGGTGGTGTTGGAACGTCCGTCGGAACTGGTCACGGCTACACTTACTGGATTCGCGCCGACCGACAAGGATACGGGCGAAGATGGCACAATGACATACGTGGCGGCTACGTCCGAGGTGGTTACGGCAATCGTGGCGCTCGTCGTTCCATTGGCCAAATACACGACACCCGGGGGCGTCAAATTTGTACTTAGACTCGCATTTGTTCCATTGATGGTGATGGCAGTTGCCTCTGAACTCGTCGTCACATGGATAACAAACCCGTAATCCTGCGTCGCTAGACCACTCGTCGATGTAATGGTGAAATTCACGTTATTGTCGCCGGTAGTTAAATTAGACAGGGTATTTCCGTCTACTTGGAGAGGATCCGAGTTGGAATTCGTTCCCACCAAGTTCGATACACTACCCACGGCCGAAATGGAAACCGAAGCAGAGGTCGTTCCGTTGGCCAAGTAGACGGTTCCTCCCGTGGAAACCGACTGGCCATTCACCGTGATGGAGTTCACGCTCGTGTTGTTGTCAACCGGAGGAGGACTTGGCTCACCAGACACATTCACCGTGTATGTCTGGGCCGTCCCGTCCGCCGCCACCACATCGAACGAAAATGCCGTCGAATTGTCCAACAGGATACCGGAAAACGTATAATTGTATCCGACGTTTGAGGAAATTCCCGTAGACAAATTCTGGACCGTAGCCGCCGCGTCGGTGGGCTGGATCGTGGCACTCGCACTCGTAGCGTCTTGCGTGGACAAC